CCACTTCCTCAACTTTAAAATCAACGTTGGCATGTTCGTAATTTCGATAATACATTGATCTGGCATCTATTACCGAAGCAGCATCTTTTGGATCTGTAAAGAATTTATTGTAACTGTGACGATATCCTCTTTTTTCATTTACTATACGAATATCATGGAAACTACAAAACTGGTTTGCGTCTATTTTAGGCATCGGTTGGTCCTGTAGGTATGTCTCCAGAGCAGAGAGTTTCGAGTAATTTATAATGTTCATAACTGGCCTTGAGTGCTGCAAATTTTTCTAATTTTTCAGGATCGGGTTGTAGAATAGCCAATCGGTCTTCAATCTTTTCCAACAGTGAGCCCAGGCTACGACCTTTCCATTTGATGTCACCATCAAATTCTGCTTCGCCGGTAACTCTTAAACTGGGGGTACTATTTCCAATGGAATACGACGATGACCCTGTTGAAAAGGAGTAAGGAGAAGCCGACGATAAAATTCCGCTTACCCCGTTGCCTATTGAAATTGTGTTGGTACCAGTCCCCCAATTAAACGTACTACTTGGTAATTTACCAAAGTCTATTGTGGTATCAATTTCATCGCTCATAATATGTTATCCTTTGGTACATTTTGTACTGTTACTCCTGACTTTTCCAGGAACGTGATGCCACTAGTATCCCTATAAGAGTTCCGATATAGAACACTGCCAATACCACTTTGGTATATAAGTTTGGCACAGTCCAAACATGGAGCATGGGTGACAAACAAAGTAGCGCCCAAACCACTGTTTGCAGATTTAGCCAACTTCGAAATTGCATTTGATTCAGCATGTAATACCTCTGGTTTAGTTTTTAATCCAAATCGGACATCTCGTTGGGCATCTTCGTGCCAGCCTTCGTAAGGATACGCAGCATCAAATTCTTCTGGATCTAACCAGCCGCCTGCGCCCTTGTCCCAAACTCGATCTTCACATTCGTTATCCCATCCTGCGGGCATACCATTGTAACCATAACTGATAACACTGTCATCTTTTACAATAACAGCACCCACTTGTAATCGTCGGGCATGACTCAATTCAGCAGTTCTATCTGCCCAGGCCATGTAAAGATCAATAAATTTTTGTTTCATGCACTACTATAACAAAAATACTGCAACAAAGTCAAGTCTTTTTTGGTCAAAAGAAAGCCCACTTTGGTGGGCTATTGTTCAAGTAGAAATAGCAAAGGTATTAACTGCTTGGCATAACAAAGCAAATTCTTTTTGGCTCATGTGAAGGTCAATTTGACGTCGTGGCTCATCGGGCGTTCTTGAAGTCTCCTGGTATGTCAACAGTTGAACTCTAACTCCCTTGCTTGCTTCCACATGGTCAAGTTGAATATGTAAAGAATAGTCATCGGCTTGTTGGATTTTAGTTTTCATGTAATTTTACTTCGCTGGTTTGGATTATTTTGGGTCGGGTAACAGTATATTCGTAGTTTACGGTTTCTGTATTTTCTTTGAAAACACAAGCACCGTTTTTCAAATGGAATCTTTTAGCCAATTCAGTTTTTGGACTCAAGGTTACAAATCTGATAATACCAACCTGTTGAGTTTGTATATGTTTTACAGAATCAAAAATCAACTGTCGTCCGGCACCCGGTGCATAACTCCATATAGTATAAAACACTGCAACAGTAGGTGCAACCGATTCGACAAATAATTCAGACTCCGAGATAGGAATTTGGTCTTGGTAGCTCACACAGGTAATTGCTTTGACTGTTTCGTTATCCTTGAGTACAAAAACATCTCTATTTTTGCCCACTCGACACAATTGGGGAATAGTTGGTCGCACAGGGTCTTGACTTAAAAAATTAAAAAAACTATCAGCAATGTCTTTTATTAGGTGCAACATATTATTCTTTATTGATTATTTGTTATGGAGTACGTTCTACAATCTTTTTCTTAACCATGTTATATAGTCCCAGATTAATGCTAGTGCTGATAGTAACATGTCCCAATGGATTTTATTCCCGTTGGCGCAATTTAAATGGCTGTTGGTTTTATCTTCCAACCACTTCAAATCGTATTTAGTTGTATAGTCAATAAATTGATTATTTGTTGTTTTGCAATCTTTCTATTTCATCTGCGGCCTCTTCTAATAGATCCGCAATGCGATCCGGCTTGCCTTCTTCCACTGATTTGCGTCCTTGAATTTGCCTACGTATTTGTGATCTTTTACGCAAACGGAATACCAGGCTTTGTTCTGCAACCGGCAAATGACTTTGGTCTATCATACATGTTGTCCAAATAAGCAATAGACTTCAAAACGAATGTTAAACCAAAAATTGCTCATGGTTCAATTCCAAAATGTTCTTTATACAATGGTAGCAACCGTTCAATAGCAGTGATTGACAATTCTTTTGAATTCAATTTCTGACATTCTTTCACAATCAACAGGGCGAACCGTTCAACATTGTCAATACTCATCCATTTTCCACTTACATCGGTACCGGCTTCGTTAATAAGTTTGTTAATTTGTTCGTTCATTCTTTGTATCCTAATGTTGCAGGAGCATGATCCAACACTGAGTTGAGATAAAAATACGCATCTTCATCATTGATTGTAACACACAAGTCACTGTGTTGTAAATCGTAATCTACAAAATTATGTTCAGCATTGTATACGCGGAACATATATTTTCCATTTAGCGTGTAGATCAAATGTCCTTGTACACCGTTGGCTGATTTTGGTTTCATAATTTAATTGATCTTTTATTTACAGATTTAATGCGGTATAAGTGGATTCGTCTTTTAGAATCAACATGACTTCTTCTTTTTCAGTGTATACAAGCCCGTGTGTTTCCAAAATAGGTCTACGCATTGCCCATGGCATATCACACCAGTTATCAACCTTAGCATGACTTCCCCATGTTTCGTCTGGTAGAGTGCTGCACATCCAGCCTACTAGATGTTTTAACGCCTCTATAGTATTACCAGGATGACTGCTCAGGATTGCTTTTGCAAAATTATTGGCCAATACATAGGTAAAAAAACTACCAGGCTGATATCCGTAGACCAAATAGTTGTACATGGGATCGGCAAATTCTTTAGGAACATCCCAATCAGAGACTGTTTTGTATAGTCTGTTACGACTGTATTCTGTTAGGGTCATTCTTCAACTCCCACTGGTTTACATTTATGAAATGGCATAATGCGACCAAGCCATCCAATCAGTTCACCGCAATTTTGGCAATAGTACGATGGGTATTTCTTCATTCTTCAACTCCGAAATGTTTCTTAATCGCTCTGGAACAATCGTGTGTTCCTCTTGACCATTCTGAACTAATCTTATGATCCAGTAGTAAATCACAATGATTAGCACATTCCCGCACAATCAACTCGGCGAATTTTTCTTTGTCAAAGATCCAGCCTTCGCCACTGTTGGATGTTGGTTCAATACGAGTAGTTGCCTGTTCAGCAAGTTGTTTAATTCGTTCGTTCATTTGTGCCATGCTCCTTCAAAACAATGTCTAATCTCATGCCCTAGTGCAAACATAGAGGTTGCCGATGCTGTGTATATTTTACAATACTGCTTGGTTGGTATAGCACATGCAAGTACAGTCTGATCTTTTGGTATACTATCATTTCTTTTCTTACAAAATGTATCAATATCATCAACCAATTCCCATGTGACTACAGTTTTGTTAGTAAGTCTTTGCTCACTACTCACCGCTTCAAACAAATCAGAGGATACATTTGCACACCCGGTTAGTAGTAATAACAGGAGATATGAATAGCGTTTCACTATTCAACTCCGAAATGTTTTTTTAACGCCTTGACATACTCACCGTGTATTTCACCGTCATCAATATTCCAATACACACGGGCACATTCCCGAACAATCAACTCGGCGAACTTTTCCCAATGTTCCTCTACTGCCAGGTCATGACCTTTATAGTCGACTGGCATATATGCTCCGAGTCCAGATCGGTCATAAAGAGCCAGTAAAAGTTGTTTGTTCATCGTGTTTTCTCTGCAAGTGATTTATATCCTACCCATGACGGATGTATTTTATCTTTTTGCCAACGAGTAGTAGTCAACACAGTATCATCAAATTGCAAGGCCACTTCGTATATCTGGTGAGTGATAAGTGGTTTGGATTCCTCATTGGGCAGAATCCAAAATACTCTCTTACTACCTTTGATTTTGGTACGGATATTCATCAGCATACCATACGTGTCTGCTTTGACCCAGTCATTGGTGCCTAGACTAATAATTACAGTTTCAGCAGTGAGATCTTTGTTACCATACTTGTTGTTCCACCCCAAACTGGTAATTCCAACTTGTGCGTATGCCGCACATTCAGGACGAAACTGTTTGGTACCAACTGCAATACTGTCACCAATGATTAAACAATCAATCATTCTTCAACTCCGATCATTTGAATATATCCAGCGCCTAAACCTAGGTAAAATAGTAGTTGCAATATTCACTACAATAACAAAGATTGTAAGGAATACAATAATATCAAGCATAATATCCATCATTTAACTCCAAAATGTTGATTAATTTTTACCGACAGAGTATCATAACGCAGAAACGCACCTTGATTGTCTACAATACTTGCACATTCTTTTACAATCAATTGGGCAAAACTTTCAATGGCGGCACGATCATATGCATCCATTTTGTCCCAACAACCACTTGCAGTTAGTCCTGCACAATACATCAAATCTTCAAATTTGGTATTCATACTACTTGTTAATGTTTACGAGCTGTGCTCTAAATAGTTACGTACCCAGGCCAAACGTGATTGCTCATCTAGCTCAGTGTATTTTACTATATTTTCACGTATTGCGTCAACCAGTGGATAATATTCTTCATCTAAATTGTGCTTGATGTCATTCTTCAAATCCATCAACTTGTCTGTGCGTGGATTGCGAGCAACCCACTTGCTAGTCAAGTAGTATGGGCTCTTGATCTTAAAGGATATTCCGTCATCGGTATATGCTACAAAACCTTCATGCTGACATTCCTTTGCCATTTGTTCTACACGTGCCATATTGGTTGTCACGCTTTCTGCCCAATGGCAGTGAAGTGTGTCACGAGCAAATTCTTGCAAAAAGAATGGGTCACGTACAATTTCAGAACCCCATGTGTTGGCACGAGCTCCTAACAAGTACATGCCTGACTTTTCTGGAACAATATGTGGATCGTTTGGATGCACACATTCAAACATAAAAGTCATTCCTTCGCAATCTGCTGTACCCAATGCCAAGCGCCAGTCAATCAAAGGCATATGTGTTGCCATCATTTCCTTTGCCATGTCCACGTATGGGCTGTCAGTTGAACCGGTAGTTGAAACTAATAGTTCACCTTTGTGTACAGTCATAGCCGTCATAAAGCCGTTCACTTTACGGAATGCAATAACCTTAGTGCCCTTGTCTAACTTTGGTGCTTCTTTTTCAATACCGTAGTTGTGGATCTTTGTAAATGGATAAGCAACCAAGTTGAAATCAGCATCTACAATTGACCCACGACATTCAGCAATGTACTTGTTCCACAAGTTGTCGTAGAACACCTTTTTCTTGTACTTGAGTACAAAGATGCCGTCGCCGGCAGACTTCATGTTTACAAGCCCACTGGTTTCAACATAATTTTTCAATTCATCTCGAAACATGTTATCTCCCTACTGCGATCATACGAATTCGCAATGCGTTTAATCCTGTTTGAATATCAGTCAACTCAGTCAGGGCCTTGGTGTAATGACCGTTGGTGTGTTTTTCATGACTCATTTTACGATCCACACCCATGGCCATTTTAACATTGGCGATGGCTGTGTCGACTGCTTTGATACGTACTTCAAGTTTTTCTAAATCGGTCATTCTTCAACTCCAACTGTTGCTCGAGCTTCAGCCATCAATCCAGCATCGGCTCGTGTCATTACCGCCAACAACAAACGCTTTTCTTCCAAGTAGGTCCTAGCAAAGGCCACATCGTGTTTTACAATGCTACGAGTGTTGGCTATCAAATCAGCCAACTTGATGGTCTGTGCTTCAGCAGGTGCAGCCGCAGTATGCTCACGGTCTATGGCCTTGCGAACAGCTCTGTTGCCATCTTCGAGACAACTCACATCAGTCAACCAACCAACCAAGGTTGCAACTTCGGGACCAAATTCAGCACGTATGTCCTCGATAGTAACACCAGTGTCTTCTACAACATCGTGTAACCATGCAGCCGTAACCATTTCAAATGTGGCACCTTCCAATTCAGCCACAATGCCTGCAACTTCAGCAGGATGCACAATATAAGGTTCAAATGTGTACTTTCGTACTTGTTTGACAGCAGCATGGGCTGCTGTGGCAAATACCCTGGCTCGCTCTACTATGTGCATGTCAACTCCTGGTTGTTTCGTTCTATGCTAGTATTATAACACAAGTTAGATAAACGGTCAACCTCTAATGATGACCCTTAATTTGCCCCTTCATTGCGCTGGCAATTGCATCTTCCATTGAGACGGCAATCATACCAGTAGCGTCCATACCGACATCAAGAACTCTATAGTGTTCAATTCCACTCACACCACCATGTAAGTGGCCGTGAAAGTGAACACTGCCACGATGTTGTTGGTCAAATTCTGCAATAGGATAATGGAACATGCAGACCACAGTACCGTTGTAGACAATACGCAGGTATTGATGCACTTCTTTGAAACACTTACGAAACGTAGGGTCATTCAATGTCTTACGGTCGTGATTGCCTTCAATCAAAATCTTTGTACCGTTGCAACGGTTCATAAATTCTGCGGCCTTTTGAGCCGGCAAAAATGCCACATCTCCAAGAATGTATACTGTGTCTTCGGGTTGGATCAAATCGTTCCATTCTTTGACCATAGCTTCGTTCATGTAGTCCACATCATTGCGGAATCGAGCTCGTGACACAGGACAAAAATTCATGATGTTTGTATGCCCCCAATGTAGATCACTGGTTATCCATGTTTTCATTTTATTCACCTACTACCCTATATTTTAAATACATTAACCAGCAAACCAAATTTCCTTGAAGCCTTCGTCTTCAGTTGGTATGGCAAAACTTGCCAGCATTCCTTCTATTACCACATCAGGAATTACTTTACCCGGCCGGCTATTTAATCTACGTGTCAATTCAATTCTCGACGGAGTTTCAAATACCACAGCAATATGTTCATAATCTGGCAACATATTAAACTTACGAGTGCGGCTTGCTATTGTGGTACTGGTCTGATCCCATATAATGTCACGACCCGATTCTCGAGCTGCAACAACTTCCTTGGACATCAGTTTCACAGCAGTTGGCATGAAATCTGTAAACACTTCAGAATAGGTACGACCCACTTCTGCGGCATAGATTTCAACCCACTTGTCTGTGCTGACACGAGCACAAAGCAGAGCCCAGTCTTGGGAATCTACCCAAGTGGATTTGCCTGAGCCGGGCACACCAATTAATTGATAGCATCGGGGCATTACCAATTCTCCACACCTGAAATTTCAATTTTAAACTCACCGTCTAGTCCATTGATTGTGGTATGCACAATCATGTTGGTGATGCTACCAATACCACTATGTCCATCCTGTATCAATTCAAATGAATCAGCCTCTGGAAACTTTTCCATTGTTGCCACAATCTTTGCAACTTCTTCTCTAGATATATACATTATTCTACTCTCCTAAAAGTTCGCCAATCATCAATGTTTGGCTTTTCATCTTCATCATAAGTCCAACCCAGAGCCTTCATCATACGATGTTTGACCAACAGGTTGGGACTACGGAAACGTCCAGTGTCTTCAAAGCCCATCATGACACCAAGTTCGCATACTGCACCGCTACGGCACACACCTGCGTAACAATGAACAACCACGTTCATTCTATTAGCCAATGCATGTTGTAGCAGTCGAACAAGTTCGTTGGCTTGCTCTTGACTACAACGCATAGCCTCATCCAAGGCAAAGTCATTCTTCTCAATGTCCAAAAATTCAAAGTTATGTTGTTCTTTGAACTTGTGGGCAGGAGTCGGCCTCCAACTTGCTGGATCAACAATGCTGATCAGCATACTATTCTCTCCAGCCTCGTGATGGAACCTTGTAGGTATATCAGCGGCTGCTACATTTTCGATCCAGGGCATATTATTTCCTTCCAATTCTTTCTGCAATTTTCATCTTGACCCATTCTAAATGTTCATTAAACATCTTGGGGCCGTCCGGGTGATTAATCACTGCCAACTCAAACTGAGTACGGATAGCAATCAATTCTGTCGTAGACTTCTTAGCATATTCTGCCTCTTGGTCATACTGATTTCCATTATTGTAAGCCATACTATACTCCTTTCTTTATTCACGTTCTTTCTTTACTCGTCCAATGCGTGACGCCTTTGGTAATGCGAGAATACCCACTGGCAGATTCTCTAACAATCACATCAAAGTTGAAACTTTTCATATTGATCTCCCGAATATTAACTGTTGGAATCCATTAAATCAATCAGCAGGGCCAATAGATCTTTGTTGGACATGCTGCTTAATTTACCAGTACCAAATCCCAGCTCGTCGGCGGTATAGTCATCCCATATCTCAATGATCTTAGCGATAACCAAGTTACGCATGGTACAACTTACTCTCCGCCTTTGAGCAGGAACCGGTTACTAATTGCCTTGAAGGACACTTGACGTTCATTGCACTTGAACACAAGGCCTTCGCGTTCTGGACCTACAATGTCTCCCATTACTGACTTGGCTTCGGCCATTGCTAGCAAGTCTGTAACAGTTTCTGTAGTAATAGACACAGATGATTTTAACACCGGGCAGTGATTCAAATTGAACACTGCTACAAATGCTTCACGTTCAGCAGGAGTAAAATAGCATCCTGCTTCAATATTGTAAATGTCATACACATAAAAGTCCTGGTCCCGCATCCGGTACATGTTACCCTGAATACCGTTACCGACCAGCTCGCCTTGTATCGCAATGTTGCGCCTAATATTGGACAACTTGGCAGGTAGGTCATGCCGGTATGCGGCACGCCATAATGAGTTGTCTGGATTGGGTTTGAGGTCAAGGTTGCGTGAGCAAACACCAACTTCGCCATCGATGACATATACAGTCATTGAAGAACCGTCCAGCTTTTCAGTCACTTCCCAAGTCAGGCCTTCTGTCTTCCATTGTTCCAATTCAACTGACAAGTTTTGAATACGCTCTTGGTCAGTCTTTGGAATCACAGAAGGGAACATACCTTTAACTTCACCTGCAAGTTCTGCTGGAACAGGTGCTTCGTACTTGACAATGCCAAGTAGTTCAGACACATCATCACCTTCAGCAAAAGAATTGGTCTGCGGCATAACTGCATCCAAGTTCAACAACAGCCCCTGCGATAGTTGACCACGCAACTTCACAGTGCGGAGCCGTTCGCCTTCGACACCTTCAAAAGTCTTTGCCGAGTGTGCGGGCCGGGTTAGAAAGGGTGCAATAGCGGTAGGGATGAAACTATCGATCTCGCAGTACACAGCCAGATCACCTGCGGCATATTCACCCCGCTTGACCACACAGGTCCATCCACCCACTACTGCACATTCAATTGCATCTGCACCTGCAATAGGACGGATAGAATCAATCTTACGAATAGTTGCCATCTTTCTCATGATGCTGTTCCTTAATAAATTTCTTTAAGAATTTGAAACTTGTCTGCAGGATATTTTTCTTTGAATTCTTCAGTTTTTACAAACTCATTGTATGCCTTGGCATCAAAAAACATCTTACGAAACACACTTGTCAAGGAACCTTTTGGAGTGACTGTAAGGTACACGGATTTTGCTTTGCCGGCCATTTAGGATTCCTTTATGTTGTAAAGTATATTATAACGCCTTTTGGTGACGCTGTCAACCGTTTTTAGGTCAAAATGCCTGTGGTAGCTTTGATATATTGAGCCGCTGAAGATTGGTCAGTTACTTCAAGTACTGTGATAGTACTACTATTTAACCGTACTTCTTTTTCAGGATCTACTGTAAACAAGTAGGGAACCATGCCAACTCCTTGAGCTCCCATGGTCAGAACCATGGGACGAGACAGCTTTAGCTGTGTTGCTGTTTCTTCAATCAGCTTTGCCACCAGCTCTTCACCACTGGTCAATTTGATAGTGACCACATCACCTGAACTTACACCTTTGTATATCAACATATTGTTTCCTTTTAATGTCTTTTTGTTGCGCCAATACGGCTGGACTTGTTCCAGTCGTAGGCAATGCCATCTGGACAATGTCCATTTTTGACACTGTCTACTCCAAACATTCCAACAATCTCAAAGTCTTTGCCTTTGATTGTTACAAACTCATTCATATGTTTGGCAACGTTCATTGCTTCTGCCAGTGTGAGAACTTGGAATGTTTCCTCTTTTCCAATTATTTTAAACGTCATGTACGCTTCCTAACAATTATATCAACCAACCCATAGTCCAGTGATTGTTGTGCACTCATAAAATTATCACGTTCCATGTCTCTAGAAAATTCTTCAAAAGTTTTACCTGCACTGTTGTGATCTACATAGATCTGTGTAAGGTTCTTTTTTATCTCAAGAATTTCTGTGACCTGAATCAACATGTCAGTGGCCTGGCCACGTGCGCCGCCACTGGGCTGGTGTATCATGTGCCGAGCATTGGGTAGCATGGAGCGTTTACCTTTGGTGCCAGCCTGTGCCAACAAACTACCCATGCTACATGCCTGACCCATAACAATCGTGCGAATATCACACTTGATAAATTGCATGGTATCATATATGGCCATTCCAGCTGTTACACTACCACCCGGGCTGTTGATATACAAAGAAATATCCTGATCAGTGCTTTCACTTTCAAGATACAATAACTGTGCAACAATTAAATTTGCCATTTGATCGTGCACTTCACCTTCGAGTAAAATAACACGGTCTCTAAGTAATCGGCTGTAGATATCATAGCTACGCTCACCTTTACTTGTCTGCTCTAATACCATTGGGACTAATGCCATAATTTTTCCTAAAAAAAAACAGAAAAAGCCCTGGGACTTTTCCTGTTATAAGAGTTAACCAACCTTAAACAAAATTCAAGTTGTAACGATCGCTCATTACAGTCTTGAGCATGATGCCTTCTGGCGTGAATTGTTCAACATCCGCGCCTAGCAAGCTGGCCATGATTGCTGGACTGAATCCACTTACTAGAGCAGCACCGCTCTTGTCTGCCGCAACTGGAACGTTACCAGAACTGTTTAGATTCCAGAAAACAACCTTTGGAACAGTGTATCCGGCTGCTTCAAACTTGCGTTCGATCATGGCCATTGCACTGTCGTCATGCTTGACACAAGAGTTAAATTGCATGTCGCTCAAGATCAGGACCATTGCTGGCATATCTTCTTGTGGAGCATTGCCCTTGACTGCAACATCAAGGATCCGGTTGAATGCGGCGTGCAGGTTAGTGCTCATACCCCAGTCACTATTGCGCATTTGGTCCAGCTTCTGAACAATATCGCCCCGAAGGGTCAACAGTTCAGGCTTGTCACTGAATGTCAAGAATGTGTCCTTGAACACACCCCGGTTCTTATCAGCCAAGTACAAGCCCAGGCTGAGAGAAACATCCATACAAGTAACATCACCCTTGCCACCTACTGGGCAGCTCATAGAGCCGCTTACGTCTACCAGTGGCAGGATGCTGGCATCGCCAACATAGTTAGGCAGTGCGTTCCACTGTGCAGTGATATGATCCAGATCTGTCTTGGACATGGTCTTACGACCATACATACCAACAACACCCTTCAGGACATCGTGTGGGAAGATTGAGTTGGCATTGACCTTGACACCTGCTTCGCCCTTGACCAGTGCAGCCACGTATTCAGCAAACTTAGGAGTATGACGTCCAAAAGCCTTCTTGTAGTTACGGGCAGCCACACTTGGCACGTGATTGAAGTTGATGTTGTCCCAGTCGCCGGAACACATTTGTGTTTCAACAACTGTGGTCATTGCTACCAGGCTCTTACGGTACTGCTTGGGGCTCATACCAAAGAATTCTCGTACTTCGGCTGCAATCTTGCCCTTACGTGGAGTCCACTTGGCAGCAAGACCATTACGAGCACGAAGGGCATCACCCAACATGGTATACGCGGCTGTCTTTAGAGCTGGAGTAGAAAACACAAAGATGTCATCCCAGCGACCCACTTCGGGAACCTTCTTCAGCAAAGCCAAAGCGGCATCTGGGTTGGTCTTTTCCAAGTGAACCAGCAGGCTGCGGAACAGTTCGCGTTCACCTGCGCCACCACGCACATCACGTGCCCATTGTGCGATACGCAGAGCCAGGTCTGCGTGTTCAACATAGGCAGCGGTGAATGCTGGAACAATGTTCTTACCACGGCTTGCACCAATGTTGTAGAACAGGTCAACGCACTTGCTAGCAGTTGACTTACGTGCCTTCATGCCATTGGCAGTGCGGGCTTCTTGATTCGCGATTGCGTTTACAAATGCGTTCATTTTGATTACCTTTACAGAATGTGTTTTTTTCGATATGAGTGAAAATTGAAGTTGCTGTTAACATTCTAAATTAAACAGGATGGCCGGAACCGTATTTTATTTTCTGCTTGCCTATTCCCCAGTATGTCGGTTCAGTTCCGCAAGCCTAGCATACAATTCATGTTGCCTAGTTAGTAATTGTGTCTGCTACTAACAACATACCAAGTCTTTCCAAGGTGTCGTCTATTCCTTCGGCGTCTATTTCTAGTACAGTATTTCTACTGTGTCCTGCAACCACCTTCTATAGCAATATGCTCAGCTTTATGTTTAAATTGCTGTATCCATCCCAAAATTCAACAGGTTAGTTGTCGACTGCTTTTATTCAACTCAGGCCATCACTCTGAGCTTGTTGGGCTATTTCAATAGTAACCTTCACAGCACTCCGGCAAACCTTTGTGCTCCAGCTTCTACCATAGTGACCAACGATTCATAGTATGATGAATGTTGCTGTACCTAACCTAAAACTTCCTAACAAGTTTCCTTGCTATGTGTTCTATTATACGACAACTATAACAGGATGTCAACCTATTTTTATGAAAGTCCGTACCTGGTCTTAAACTGATCGTAGTTTTGTTTGTTTTCGGCTTCGGTGATTGTGCGGCTGTAGATCATAACAGCACCAAACTCCACGTCCAATCCTTCTATATGGTTATTTCTACTAAACAACGCAATATCGTCTGTGAAGGCAGTTCCATTGGTAACAAAGGTTACATTTCTCCATACATTTAGTTGCTGGGTATAGGTTGGTGATTGGCTTGCACCGCCATTGATAAACATTGTACCGGCACCCCAATCGCTGCCAAACCAATCATTGGCAGGAGTATCATATATCCATCCTCCTGGCATGCCGCCTCTTGCATCAACAATGTAAGAATAGTATCCAGCAGAACTAGTTAGTTGTCGATACCACAAACTGATAGTTTTAAATCCTGTAACAGTTTGACATTGTATACCTGATACGCGATTAGTAGGAACTGCGGTATCAGTATTCGATATTCTAAGTAGTCCGTTGCTGAATGTAACATCACCAAACAAAGTTGATGGTGTCTGTGTAGGAAGGTCTACTATGTTGTAAATTGTTGTACCTGTGCCAGGATAGCAGTCTGTTCTTTCTGAATCAAAGAACAATATTAAATCTTGTGTAACCGGCGCTGCTGCTGGGCGGAACTTGGAAAC